TTAAATTTTATTCATAAAGAAAATCAAAAATCAATTAATTTTCAATCAATAAATAAACAAAATTTTGAAAAAAATGTTGGATTATTTTATTAAAAGAAACTTTTAATTTTCTCCAAATTCAATGCGTAAATTTATGTTATCAACCAAATCTAATTCTAAATATTTTAATTGTAAATCGGCTAATAACATGTTTTTATCATATAACGGCTGAACATTTAAAGAAATTAATGAAACTCTAGGATCATAATTAACAACATCCATTAATTGTGATTCTACATTATTAATAGTTATATCATCTAAAGGTTCAAATGCCATTTCTGGAATAGTTGTTCCAAAATTAGGCAACATTACACGTTCACCCTTAATTGTAAAAATATGATTTAAAATATCTCGTTTAATAGTTTCAACATTTATGTTTATAAATGATTTTGTTTGCTCATAATTTTTACTTGAATATCCTTTATAAAAAACAGTTTCCATATTATTTCCTTATCTTCTCCAATGTTTAGAACGTTTAAATTTTCTACCTCGTTCTTCTTTTTGAACATTTTCATGCATATAATCAAATTCTAAAAAGTCTTCATTTACTCTACCTTCACCAGTCATTTTATCCAATATATTATCGGCATTATCTTGATCCAATAATTCTGGTTTAGTTGCAGATCTATTCCATGGTTCATGTTCTGGTACTTTAGATGTTCCATAAGCATATAATTCATCTGCTTCAACTGCTTTTTTAGCTGCGGCGGCTTCTTCTGCTTGTGATGCAATATCTGCTGGAATTGCATTATTTCCAGGATTATGATGTATTTCTTCAGCCGTTTCAATAAGATTTCCAAAAAATACTCTAACATGGGTAGAAATAACAGAAGTTAAATGCATATTTGTTAATGTTCTAAAATGCATACTGGTAGTTGAAAATAATTTTAATTTTAATCCAGAAAATATTGATACTCCAAGATTACCTAAAGCAGAAAAAACTTTTTTTGCAAATAAATCAATATTAGTACCAGCAGTCATACTAACGTTATTATTTGCTAATATATTTATATCATTTCCAGTAGATTCCAAAAACATTGTACTATCTGATTGTAAATGCAATGTTGCATCTGTATGTACTTTAATATCATCTAATGCTAATATGTCTATTTTTTGATTACTTTCAATAAATGTATCCTGTAAAGAATATTGTCTATAATTTTGATCTGTTTTTACGTGAATATCTTTCCATGCATGCGTTCTAACTTCATTTTCAGCTTTTAAATTAATACTGTTTCCTGTATACATTTTAATATTACCGCCAGCAGTCATATTAATATCTTTTCTGGCATGAACTGAAAAATTACCTTCTGTATAGAATTCCATATTCCCTTCTTCATCCATTTCAATCCAATTATTTCCTTTAGCAGTAGAAATATATATTCTTTGATTGGTGTCATCCATCAAAATCTGATGTCCAGAAGTTGTTCTAAGCCTCATTTTACAATTTTCTGGTTTATCATTCATAGAAATTGAATGAAAGCCAGGAGACGTCCAGGAATAATCCATAGAATCAAAATTTTTAATTGTACTTAATCCTTCAAATTCTGGATTTTGTCTACTTAAATCGTAACCATTATTTGCTATATAATCTTTATCATTAGGGCCTTTTTTATATTTTGTTTTAAATTCTTGATCTTCTGCTTCAGTACTTACAGAAACTTCTTCAATTGCCCTTAAACTATCTATTGCTGCAACTGAAGTATCAGCACCTCTTGTTCTCCATTCAAAATTATGATTTTCTTTATCTTTTATGTGTTCAGCTTTAGGTCTTCCATCAACTGCTTCACGTTGAAAATGTGCATCATAATTTTTATATAATGGTTGTATTGGTTCTTCTGAAGAAGATAATGGACCTTCTGGTTTTATTGGATTTTCTTTTCCTAATCTTTCAAAAAATTCATCATTATAAAAATTTCTTCCATGCGGTAATGTATGTGGTGTATATTGTCTATATAAACATCCAACCCAAATTCTAAAATTTGGATCACCATCTAAACAAACAACTAATGCGGTAGAACCAACTTTTGGAATTCCCCAAATACCATATGAAGTAGGTCCTATAACTTTATCATCTTCAGAACCTCTTGTTCCATAACCTGTTATTCCAGCTAATGGTGATCCATATAAACACCATGGTAAATCTTCTATTTTATTTTCAGCAGAATCTCCGTAAGAAGGACAAAAAACTTTAATTCGACCCATTTCTTGTGGATCATTTGTATCAATAATTATACCAGAAGTAATACCATTAAAAACACGTTCCATTTGTTTTTTCTCAATATCATATTGTTTATCGAGTTTATTTCTGATTTGTCTTATATTGGTTTTGCGTTTTTTCATAATGCTTTTAAACTATTAATATTTTTTGTTGAATGTGTATCTATAACAAATTGAATTGCATTTTCTTCTGTATTTTTAACAATTTCTAAATCTTGTTCTCCTGATGTTCCATTTGGACTACTTTTAACTTGTTGTTTACCTTTTTTTGTATTTTGGTTATCGGTAGTTTGGAGTTTTTCACTATTTTCTTCTGGATTTGGTAAACTAATCATATCTAAAACTTGTGTAAATTTTCCACTTGCAAATTCATTTGTAACTGAAAATACATAATATAATCCGTCATACCAAAATTTTTCTTTTAATCCAAAATCATTATCTGCAGATTCTGGCATAAAAATATTTATTTTTGCTAATGCTGGAATACGTTCCCAATGTGGAAATATCGGTTCACCATCATCACCACCATTTTCAACAGGAGATAATTCATCATCAGTAAATCCCATAGGTATTTTTGAAGTTGAATCCATTAATCGTGGATTGCCATGAATTTTTATTTTAGCATTTAAACTTTCAATTGCTGCTTGTCTATTTAATAATGCTTGGAATTCAGATGATTCTTTTGGTGAATATGAATTTTTAGATTCTGGATTTTTTACAATAGTTGAAAAAAATACAGGCATTTTTGGTTCTTGTATTGGTAATTTTCCATCTACAGATTTGGTATTATTAACAGTAACTGTATTTTTATTACCTAAAACATTAGTTGTATTTGCATTTCCATTAAAAAAATCTTTTTGTGTTCCGATATTATTATTATTTACCAAAGCTTGAAAAAAGACCATTCCCATTTCTATTTTCATAGAAAAATCTATAATATCTGTATTTTTACCAGAAAAAATATAATCAAATTCAACTGTATTTTGTTTAATAACAGCACTTTCTCCATTAGAGGCAGCTTCTTGTAAAATGTTTGCAAATGGTAATTTAAATCTATCAATATAATAAATTACTTTATGAATATCTTTAGTTGAATATAATATAGATCTAATTTTATACGCAAATTTTTCACCATTAATTCCAGCTGCATCTTCTTTAACTTTTTTGGTAGCTTTCATTATCTTTTTAATTGCATTTTCTATATTAATATCTTTTGCAAAATTTAATAATACGCCAGAATCTGGTAATCCTTCTTGTGTATTTTGTCCTTGTATATCGGTAACTATATAACTATCATCATAATGACTATGTAATTTTATTTCATATTCAACACGTTTTGGAATAGCACCAACTGCTTCTACCGTAGACGATATACTTTTAAAATATAAATCATATCTAGAAGTTATATTTTCATTTAATTTTCTTATTGCATCTGGTAAAGTATTCTTTTTAGATAAATTAATAGATAATGTTTCTGAAATATTTCTTAATTGTCCTAATTTTCCAGTCCCATTATTAATATTAATAAATGAAATATTATATATGCCACCTTTATTAGAAAAATCTGATTTTAAATCAATAACATTAAAAATTAAAGGATTAATATTAGTAATATATTCTGGACTAGTTGTATCCCAATGATACCCAACAAAAATTGTCTTTATCATCCAAACACAAGCCGTTGGATCAGCAGCCAATGCCGTATATGCATCTTTTACATTGTTTAAGAATTTAACACCTTTAGGTTCTTCTATAGTGAATGAACCTTCAGTGGCCATAGTTGTAAAATTATCTGTTGAATCAATACCAGGGATGCCTGTAATTGATTCCCATTTTAGTTCTGTCATTATATAATGGGCGTCTTGTAATCCATTCATTAAAATGACAACATTACCGCCATTAATACTAGAGGCAAAAGTATTACCTACTTGGGCTGTAACATTTATAACTTCAGATAAATTATTAGCATTATTTAATAACATTGCAGATTCAACTGAATCAGCAATTACTAAAAGATGAGCATAACTATATGTTCTGAATCTATTTAAAGGATTTTGTGGTAATGACATAATAAATAATTTTAAATTGTTTTTATCTATTTATTAAATAAGGTATAATTAAAACATGTCCAAAATTTATCATAAAAAATTAAAAGAATTAGTTAAATGTTCAAAAAATAAGCCTATTTTTGCTAAATGTAGAAAAGGATATTTTTTAGGTAATTTATTATTAACTGAAACAAATTTTTTAATAGGTAAACATACATTAAAAGAAAGATTATGGTATATTGAAAAGAATTTATTTGAACAAGTTCGATGTTTACATTGTAATAATATAACAAGAATTAATATTAAAACAAATAAACCAATTTTTTGTTCTAGTAAATGTGCTAGAAATTATATTGATAATACTGGATTAAGTGAAGCTAAACAAACAGCAATAAAAAATAGTTGTAAAATAAATTATAAAAAAAGAGCAAAAAAAGCAACTAATACACGATTAACAAAAATAGATATAAAATCAGGTTTACCAATATCACAAATAGCAGCTATAAAAGCAGCTAATACAATGAAAAAAATTGGATTAAATGGCAAATCTATATATGAAAAATCTTTTCATAAAACAAAAAAAACATTATCTAAAATTAATCCTGAAACCGGATTGACTAAAGCGCAAGAAATTGGATTAAAAAGTAAACAAACAAAATTAAAAATTAATCCAAAAACAGGATTATCAATTTATCAAGAAAATGCTAAAAAATTTAATAAAAATATTAATAAAATTAATCCAAAAACAGGATTATCTAAAGCTCAAGAAATTGGATTAAAAAGTAAACAAACAATTAGAAAAAAAGATTATGATAAATTAATTAATAATTTTCCAATAGATTATAAATTAATAACAAATAAAGATGAATATTGCAAATATCATTTAATTACTTATAAACATAAATGCGGTGAAATAAGAATAAAATCTGGACAAGAACAAATTCGTTGTCTTAAATGTTATCCTTATAATAAATCAATTGCTGAAAATGAAATTCTAGAATTTTGTAAAAATTTTGTATCTGCTATATCTAATTCTAGATTTATAATAAAACATTTAGAATTGGATATTTATATACCTAATAATAATCTGGCAATAGAATATGATGGTTTATTTTGGCATTCAAGTTATTCTACAGAATCTGAAAATAAAGATTATCATTTATTAAAATCAAATTTATGCCAAGAAAAAAATATTCAATTATTGCATATCTTTGAGAATGAATGGGAAAATCCTATTAAACAAGAAATTTGGAAATCTATAATTAAAAATAAATTAAACAAATCTAAAAAAATATTTGCAAGAAAATGTAAAATAAAAGAAGTATCACCAAAAGATTCTAAAATATTTTTAAATATCAATCATTTACAGGGAAATTGTCCAAGTTCTACCAATCTTGGTTTATTTTACAACAATAAATTGGTATCATTAATGACATTTGGGAAATCAAGGTTTAATAAGAAGATTGATTGGGAATTGTTAAGGTTTTGTAATAAGCTTAATTATTCCGTTGTAGGCGCTGCTAGTAGGTTGTTTAAGAATTTTTTGAAGGAACATACCGGTTCTATTGTTAGTTATGCAGATATGAGAAGGAGTACAGGTAATTTATACAAACAATTAGGATTTGAATTGAGCCATGAAAGTGGACCAAATTATTGGTATTTTAAAGATCAAACTATATTAGAATCGAGAATTAAATATCAAAAACATAAATTGAAAGATAAATTAGAAAAATTTGATGAAAATTTAACAGAATCTGAGAATATGTATTTAAATGGATATCGAAAGATTTTTGATTGTGGTAATCAGGTATGGATTTATTCTTTAGTGCCGCCGGATGTTTGATTAATAATATCAAAAATAACTCTTTCTGGAGTTGGTAATCTGATTGTTTTTCCGGCTATTAATTCTAAATTTATATCCATTATAGTATTATATTGTAAAACCAGCCAATTTAAGGCAACATTATTATAAACATCAAAAGCTATTAAATCTGGGCGACCAGCATATTTTGGTGTTATTTCAAAAAATAAATCAGTATCTCGTTTTTCCAACTTTCTTCTTTCCCACCATTTTAACCTTACATCAGTTCTAAAAGTTTGTCCACCCTGAACATATCGACTAAATTTTTTATCTGTTGATCTTAATTGCATTATTTTTCCTTAATTTCTTCCATTCATCTTCTCTATGTTGGTTTCCATTTAAATACCAATATTTAGTCCCATCTGGCTCTATTATTGCAGGTCCATCTTCCGATGTCGTTTGCCATTCAAATACCATGCTTTATGTCCATCTGGCTCTATTATTGCAGGTCCATCTTCCCGATGATATTTTCCATTTATAAACCATGCTTTAGTTCCATTTGATAATTCTACTGCAGGTCCATCTTCTCGATGATATTTTCCATTTAACCACCAATATTTATCTCCATTAGATTTTATTACTGCAGGCCCATCTTCTCTATGTTGTTTTCCATTTTTATACCAATATTTAGTTCCATTTGGATATTCTACTGCAGGTCCATCTTCTCTATGTCGGTTTCCATTTTTATACCAATATTTAGTCCCATTAGCCTTTATTAAAGCAGGTCCATCTTCCCGATGTA